GGGCTGCCAGAGTGCCTCTACGGGGCCAGTGCCATGCGATCAGTACTGGCAATCTTATAAAGATAAATGCCAGTGCTGCTAACGGCTTCTGAATTAAGACCTTGGTTAGGTAGCTGCGGTAAATGTGGATGGTGTCCATGATGCCTCTGCTTCTAAACGCTTGTTGGCCTGGTGAAGCACAATGCCTCCCATCCTGTTTATCGTGCGTACCTGCCAGTCAGCATCACTGCTGATGTTCACGCCCAGTTTGCTTTTTACCCTGATCGCGGAGGCTAGAGTGACCGTCTTGGTCACCCCTCCTTCTACCGCAATAGAAAGGGTTACGTCTCCTGTTGCCATTATCTCGCTCCTTCCAAGGCTAGCAATTTAGTCTCAAGTGTATTTACACGTTCCTGTAATTCCATCTGCCTTTTATATCCCTGCCAGATAGCACCGTTGTGAAGCCTCTGGAGTCCAGTTACATTAAGTAGTCCACCTTTTTCTATTGTGTCCCCTAGAACACCAGCATCTACCAAGTCCTGCTCATTATATTTGACGTAGTCATCCCATTTATCCTTGATTATTCCCTTGAGCCCTGAAGTTTCTTTCGTATGATCTAATGCTCTGATCAACTGGGCATCATCGTACTCATCAAATGTTCCGACAGTAGCGGATTCTGCGTATAATTCTCCGTCCTCATCGACGAGGAATCTTATTAACGAAGAACCGCCTACCCTGGCTCGTACCGCAAAACAATTGCCGTTACCCGTAACATCGGCAAGGCTGTTATTATCGGCATGTTCGTAACAGTCAATTTCAGCTAAAGCCCCTGTGGTATTCCCCTTACCAGTGCCTGCCTTGCCGCCTATCGCCGCTATCGTGAGAACATTAGCGGTAGAACCTTCGTCCTCTCTTATAGCCAGTATAGCCAAGCCTCCGGTGGCACTGGCCTTACCAAATACGGCGTAGTCGTCAGTTTCCGTAGTGATACCACTAATTACATGGGCACTCGTAAGGTTGTGGTTAACGTCACTCGAAGATTTGAGCGTGAGTATCGCGTCGTCAGAGGTGTGCTGATTAATCGTTAGCCCTGCGTCGTTAGTAGCGTTAGCACTTTCATTAATCAGGACCGAACCGTAACCAGCAAAGGTTCCTCTGATTCGCAAAACCTTGTCAGACGAACCCGATCCTTCGGGGTCTCCTGCCACAGCATGATACGAGACACGGAATGCCATTTCTTCTATTCCGCCGTCTGTATGATCTGCGCTTACATGGTTATATTCTACAGATCCTGCGTATTCACCTTCTCCAGAAGTCTGGTCTGCAAAATAGATAGAACCTATATTAGACTCAGAGGTTAGTATCGTCATTCCTGAATTTCCGGCGGAGGTATTCCCTATCACTAAATCGTCAGCCCCACCAGATGAGGCATTGGGATCTGTGTTGTTAATACCAACCTGGCCTGCTAAAGATAATACCCCGTTAGCAACTGTTATCAGGTCCGTATCATCTGTGTGTCCTATAGTGGTCCCATTGATAAGTACATTATCAATGTCCAGTGATCCGCCAGATATCAATCCCGTGGTAGTTATAGTTGAAGATCCTGTATCTATAGTACCGAAGTTGCTCGTAATAGACCCAGAATCTAATGCCCCTGTCGTAACGATATTACCGCCACCGACACTATGAGAAGCGAAATAAGTAGATACTGTGTCTACGTTAGTCATCCGCATCTGACCGCTATCATTGATGAGGATACCGTCGCCACTAGCCACAGCAATAGTCCCCCTGGTTGTATTACCGTCAATTAGGTTTAGTTCAGCAGTAGTGACCGTGGCCCCGTCCAGTATTTCTAACTCTGCCTCTAAAATTGCTGCGCTACCAATAGTGAATCCGCCGCCAGTAATAACACCTGTGGTTGTGAGAGTTTCGTTACCGAAGTCCAGTGCGCCACCGCTGTCCGTGATGCTGCCATTGGCTAACGTAAGGTTACCGATGGTAGAACCCGTAGCTGCTGCTATGGTTCCCGCAAATGTGACGTTGGCTCCAGCGAATGTAGCTGCTGTAGTACCAGAGGAACCGGATTTGATAAGAAGTTCCCCGCTGTTATTGTTTAGAGTTCCAAAGAGAGTTCCATCATCCTTTAGGAATATATCGGCCCCGCCAGCATCTAGAATAATATCCGTTCCTGCATCTAACTCTATGCCTCCATCATCAGATAGAAGCTCGATAGAGCCAGTACCAGTTCCTTGATCTGCGTGGAGTACGATAGTCTCGGATGTTCCTCCATCAGCCGTGAGCAAGATGGCATTAGCACCGTTCAGCCCAGACTTGACGTTGATACCACCTACATCTGACAGTAACTGTATGGATGCAGAGCCTTCCGTAGCCGCCGTACCCTGATCATTGAACAGTGTCATGGTAGAACTAGTGCCGCCGTCTACCGTCAGGTTAACGGCGTTAGCGAGGTTGGCAGTAGAGCGAATCCCCACACCTCCAGCATCAGACAGGAGTGATATGGACTCTGCTCCTTCTGTTACAGAAGTTCCCTGGTCGTTGAAAATAGATATCGAACCAGTAGTCCCTCCATCACTTGTTATATTAATAGCCTTGGCTAAATTAGCGGTACTCCTGATTCCTACACCACCTACATCGGAAAGGATATTTATGGACTCAGCACCCTCAGTTACACTTGTACCCTGATCTGCATGTATCTTGATTGTCTCTGACGTACCACCGTTAGCATGTAGCAAAATAGCAGATGCAGCATTACTGGTAGACACAAGGTCTATATCCCCGGATGATGCTATATCAAAATCGGTAACATCAAAGTCAGCAGTACCGTTTACGTCAAGAATACCGGGGAATGTCACTGATGACGAAGCTACGGTTGCATGAGGAGTGATCGTCATCTGGGCAACTAGGTCACTGTCACTGCTGCCACTCGCCCGACTGTCGAAAGTGAGTACGCCCCCATCGGCTGCGTTTATTCTCCATACGTCTATATCTTGATCTGCTTGGTCTGCAATAAGATATATCGGAGCTGCTGCGCCCTCTACACCACGTACCTTGAGTGATGCGGTGTCTACGCCCTTCAGGGCTATCTCATCGGACCAGAGTATGAACCGTTTACTTCCGCCGCTGGTAATCCTCACATCATAGGTGACATCGAGATCAGTCTCGGTAAATGACCACAGCCCTGCCGCAGTCGTACCACCTGAATATGTTGCTTCTGGGTTAGTGGTAGTACCTGTATGGAATAGTTCTACCGTGGCACCCTGGACTGGATCTCCATCGTCCTGAAATAACTTTCCACTAACTACGATATCTGTTATTGCCATAATCTACCCCCGAGAATGATCTCGATACTGTAATGCCTCTGATATTAACCAGTCAGGATCTTGCATCAGTTGGTCATGCTCAAGCATTATCAGCGTTTTACCAAAACCTGCTAACTGTGCTTTATTTAGGATATCACGACCATGTGTAGATATGCCGCTATGGTGAGTATAGAAGCCTTCTTGTACCTGCATAGCAAGATCCGACGGGTTTGAGAATAAGAAATCTACCTCTATGTCTGAGTCAATTCTCCTGCCCTGAGTGGGCGGGTTGTAGCTAAAATCTGCACCAGGCTGCTTGCCCTGTCTTACGAGTGCCTCATACGCTGCGTAAGAAGCAGTACTTCCGGGCCAACCGCTTGGAACCTTAGACTGTTCTGCCATCTAGCCCTCCAGCACCACGGCCCACGCCACCTTATCCCCGCTTGAAGCAGCATCAATATAGACACTGCTGAATGCTATAGATCCACCAAGTTCTCTAAAGCTGATTTCTATCTCGTTACCTGCTGATAATTCATAGCCGTTAGTAGCAGACACATCACTCACGCCCAGGTAAGCAATGCCTGAGTTGGCAGCCAGTGCCTTGGCCTTGATCCAAAGCACCCTGTTGGCAACATTTGCCAGTTGCACAGCAGTGCCAGCAGAACTAACTGTAGTCGTACCTGCATCAAGTATCATGGCTCCACCAAATTAAGTGTGCTTACGCCTCTCTCGTCATACCCGGTATATTCAAGACCCGTAGCAGAACCCACATCCACATAGAAGTTTCGTGTTCCCCCGGTATCGTCACGGAAGGTGAACTCTACTAAGGTCGTACTCTCTACTGCTGCCAGTAAGGCAGCCCGTAGGTCTTTGGGACTTTTGCCCTTGTATTCATTATTCAAGTCTACCTGCACCTGGTGCCCCCACTTACTGGGGAGTTTCTTTCTCCACTCAAGGGTCAGGCTTACCACATCAGGAGTCTTCTTCTTGTAATTATCTGTATTGGTGTCAGTAGTACGGGCAAGGGTTATCTTAAACTTAATCGCCCTAAACGTCACACCCGCAGATGAACCGAATGTGTAGGTTGTTATGCCGTCCGATGTGATTGCTGATCCCGCCGAAGTATAGGAATCGCTGTAGTCAGTAGCATATGATACCGTGACCGTCTCGGTAGATGATGCGTCTTGTACCTCGGTCTTTAGTTTGAGTGCTAGCTTGTCGACCTCTGACTGCCCTGCATTGAACCAGGGGGTCTCGTGTACGCCGCTAGCCTTGTACTCAAAGTCTGATACGAAGCTGGGATTTATGATATTTGAGGGGATCTTCATGAATTTAATCTCTCCGTTAAATCCCCACCATAAACGATACTCGTCATATGCATCACTCACGAGTATGTGCTGTATACCTGCCCCTGGATTATTTTCTCCCGCAACCCATTTGGCTTCCCAGCCCATATCGTTATAGCCTAGAATAGACGAGAATCCTGATGTGTCTATGACCGTAGAACCGTGATGACTTTGCCATTGATACGGTACTGCATTTTGAGACTCAAGCGGCGTAACAGTCGCTGCATCCACGCCTACAAACAACTCGTTATGAGAGCCACTCATGTGCTTAATGGTTCCCCTATTATCGGTAGGTAGGCCGTCATCCCTGTCAGGACCTGTAATGGTTAACACTGCCCCTCCAGCCTGGTTTATGTACCTATACACACCAAGGCCAGCAGGCATATATATACTGTCCCTCCACCTAATCGTTCCCCTGCCAGCAAACGGGTGATTAGGGAGGGTTAGTTCAGTCTGGACAAACCTCGCATTGGCTGCGTCATGGGCAAATAACCCCTTTTTCGTAGCCGCATAAAGAATTGGCTCTCCGCCTGCGTCACGAGCCACAAATAGTGCAGTTATGGAACCGGGAGGCAAGGGTAACTTAGCGTCATTTACCTCAGTGCCAGCTACTATTGAGTACCATAACTGACCCGCATAACTTATTCCCCAAAGACGGTCATCCCACACGGCAACGTACTGGGTATCGGTGGTATCTGCGGAACCCCCGCCATTCCAATCAGTTCCGTCAAAGCGGGTATACCCCGATCCGTTACTGTCGTAGTGGGCAAATACAAGGAACGTCTCGGCTGCAAGTGTACGCCATGTTACGGTATCCGTTACACGGTCTGGAGGAGAATTTAGGACCGAGCCCCATGCGTCTGAGGTGTTGTTATACTTATATATCTTGGCAGCCTCTGAAGTGCTTCCGTTCCACGCAACATAAATCTCTCCGCTTAACTCTCCAATAGCCCCTATTGAGGGACCAGTCAGGCTAGTCGAAGAAGCATTAGCTGCCGCATCGTTATCTAGCCCGGGGAGTATCAGATGATTTTTATATCTTAGCTGGCAGGTACTCCACCACGCCCGGTTAACATCCCCGCCGGACTCCATTCGGTTGACACCTATACCGCCACGCCAGTCAGACCACGCAATAACAGAAGTTCGGGTCTGAGAGTCTCTGGTGGTATCCCCGATAACTACCTTAGACGGATAAATTGAGGCAAGAACGCTTTGTACAGGCCGAGCTATGGGGTAATAAACCCCGTTAAGGCTAACCTCGTTGGCAGTCTCGACCTTTGCAGCCACTATTCCACCAATCTAACATTAGTCTGTAATGGGAAGGATCGCCTTGCGGTAGCAGCCATCCTCATCCAAAAGCCAGCTTTGTTGTTCTTGGCATCAGGATCTGTGCCAGGGCCACCTGCCACCGAAGCAAGGGTTAAACCTGTAGCCATAGCAATTATGTACTGCTCGTCTATCTCAGGAGTAGCAGAGTCCGATGTGAGCAGGACTGGCTTGTCACCACCTACTATCTTTAGAAGATTATATCTGGCAACCCCGTGAGCGTAGTTATCAAGGATGATATCCTTTGCCTCTTTATCTATACGCCAGAGGTTTCTAGGTACCTTGATCCACTCAGCAGAATCGTTATTAACCGCGCTTATATCGTCCAACCAGACAGTACACGCACCAAGGTCTGCGTCATATTCAAGACCTACGGAAATAATAGCTGTATCAGTTTCGGGATTACTTAATGACACCCTACAAAATGTCCATGTATCAGCACTAAGTGCCGGGACATTAAGAGTCTCAATCGGAGATGCACAGTTGGCAGTGTCATCCAGTAATATCTTTAGGTTGCCAGCCGATGTAGCTACCGTGCTTTTGACCCAAAACTCTATATAGTCATATCCCGAAATATTCTTACTGGTTATGGAGTCAGTAGCAATATCTCCAGCAGAAGCACCTGCTGCTATCACAAATTTACAACTTTGCGTTCCCTGCTTCCTGTCTTTCGTATCCAGAGATACCGTAATGTCTGAGTCTATACTCTCGTCGAAGGCTACAGCACACGGATGAATACGAGTAAAGTCTACGCTGTTTCGGTATAAGACATCCTTGATCATGGACATGCCACTAGGCACATCGTAACGCAGGGTGCTTCCGTCTGTGTGTAGATCCAAGCTTTCTACAGGGTCCCAGGTAAGACCAGTAGCGTCTAAGATCGCCTGGTTTATGAACTCGTTAATAGCCGCAGGATTATAAATATCTTCCCACAATTCATAAGTGTCACTTGTAGCAGAACTAGCACTTATAGCAGGGGATAGCGTGAGCGTATTAGTACTGGAAGTATAATCCGATACACGAGTTGTTTGCCCGGAAGTACCGTTAGCGTCGTTGAAGATAACCCACTTACCGTTGTGGTTATCGTCAGCTCCGACAAGCGTGTTGTCTACTATGGTAGTGGTCGAGCCGTTCCCAGAAGCCTGTGAAACATAAACAGCCCCCAGGTTATAGCCTATGGACTGTCTAAGTTCAGCCCTCGTGCGTCCGTGAAGTACAGCCATGTGCCCATCCTAATATTTTTTCGCCTTACGCATTGTTTTGCCAGTCTTTTTGGCATAGGCACGAGCAGCCTTCTTCCCCTTAGAAGTGTATGCAAATTTCTTCTTACCAACTTTAGGCATAATTACACCTCAGTTACTACTTCTTCCATACTAACAGACTTTTTATCAGCCTCAAGCAGCGATATCTTCTGGTCCCTATCAGCCAGCATTCTGGTCAAAGCCATTATCTGTAGTTCCAGTTGAGATACCTGGTTCGCTTTAATCCGAAGGACTGCGCTTAAGTCTTCACCAGTAACTTCCAACTCGACTGTTCGCCTGTTGCCGTTGGTCTGTATATCCTCTGACATTCTAGTTCACCCCCCTATAGTATAAGACTCCTGTAGAACTCTGCCTACGACGTTTGGAGTGTTGCCGGAAGTCTTCCAGAACCCGTCCTATTTCCTTCCTCTGCTCTGGTGTGGGCTTGCGTATCCGCCCCTGAGCCCTGACTTCTATCAACCACCTTTCAAGAGCCTGCGCCGCCATATCCTCGATATGCGCCTGAGATATAGAACGATCCGCAGGGATCTTAACTATCGTAGACCGACCAGTTTCCTTATCGTGAAACTTGAACGTATGAACAACAATGGATGCCCCAGTCTCAGCATTATAACCAATGCTGTCAGTCCCCACCAACGTGGAGCCCCGAGGCACCCAGAGTTCAGTTACCATTTAGTACAGATTCATTAACATAACGGTATGGTACTCATTGTCCACACCAGCTTTGCCGTGAACCCTTGCAACAGCAGGAGTCGTATCTGCTCCAACCGCCAAAAACTGACCTGCGTGGTTAGAACTCGCACCTACTAACGTGCCAAATGCCGGGGTGCCGTCCATAGCTACCGTAGCTATGCCAGCTACCTGAACCCAACCAAAGTAATCTGCTGTCATACTTCTGCATGTAACTCCTACAAACCTACCAGCAACAGCAGCAGGGGCTACAACTACGTCCTTGTAAGGACTCTTTATTAGCCCCACAGTCTCTGTGCCGTTAGTAACTGCTGTGACCAAGCCGTCTGGCTCGTCGAGTGTAGCAGTTAAAGCACCGTTAGAAGAAACAGCAGCGTGTGACTTTATCTTGTACATCTCGTGTGGATTAGCAGACGTTCCAAGAATGGGAACATTGATAAACAAGTACCCCTCTGCATATAGATTCTTTGCTGCCGCAGTGGCACCAAGCGTTACCGCAACGGTAGTCGAACCAGCAGCAGTAGTTGCAACAGCAAGATCCTCATCATGATTACCTGCCGGAGCCTCACTCGCTACGAGCAAACCCTCAGTTATCGCACTACCACCATTCTCGATATATCTAAACTTCCTGCCATCCACGAACTGCATCTCTGTTCCCAGCTTGTGTCGCTGGTCAGATGTTTGCTGTTTTTCCCATCCGTAACTTCCGCTTATCGTTGTTGGAAACGACATTTTAAACCTCCTTTAAAGGTCATTTACAGGTTTCTTATACACCCTGCGACCAACCGTTATTTATATTTACCGAATAGCCACGGTCAATCTTTACAGCTATACGGTACCAGTGCCCTCATGAATCTTTGCATGAATACGAAGCTTCGAGAGGGCTCCGGGCTGCGTAAGTGCTTCGGCCTTGTACTCACATTCCTGGCAATCTATAGCCACAACACTTGCGCCGTCTTCCTGTTTTTCCTTCCAACCGTCTGCAATATCTTTAACCGCCTTGATAACCTCTGCTCCCCCAGCCCTCTCTACACACCACTTGCATTCGCAACTGTCGGTAGGCGGGTAGGGTAGCATCCCCAACCGGGATTTTCTGGCAACATAGTCGGGATTACCCGGAATACCTTTTATCGGAGTTCCCACTGGACTCGACACTTTTCCGTTAACGTCTAACCCAGGGGCATGACGATACAGAACAGTCTTTGGCTGCCATGAGTCTATATAGTCCCATGAATAACCATTCGATACCAGTTCTTCTCTAAGTTGCTTTCGTTCAGTAGTGGTTACCATTAATTACCTCACTACGCAGACGTTGAAGGTGCAGCAGCATCGAATGTAAGAGGTGCGCCGCGAGAATCGTCAAGCTCAAAGACTCCGTAATCGGCAGTCATAACTACTTCCGTAGCTCTAAGAGACGCATCACGCTGACGCTCAGTATTAGTATCAACTGACTTTAGAACCGCGAGGGCTGACTTGTCAGCAATCACACCAACAGCATCATCACTACTGTCTACAGACAGATTGCCGTCCTCAAATATCGCTACTCCGTTAAGAGGCCTAAGTCCACTAAAGAAATCGCCAAGCAAGTCCTCAGACCATCCCTTTGGTACTGGATAGGTGGAAGAAGCTGTGACCGCAGTATTAGCAATATCGAATACCGCATTAGGATGCTGAAGTATATAGGTCTGTGTTCCAAATTTATTAGCCTTGGAATACGCAATGGACCCAGCTACGTTAGCAAGGCTCATCGTAGCACCAGCAGCACCAAGAGTCGTGCCACCGTTAAGACCAGAGTACAGCGCATGTACGTCAGTGTCTTTCTTTCGAGCCATCCCGTCTCCAAGCTGTCGCCCTATAATAGAGAAGACATTCTCGGAAGACTGTCTGACAAGTTTGTCAGTCAGGATTACCTTGGCTCCAACTTCAGAAGCCGTAAGGTCAACCGTAGACATTCCGATATCTTCTTCATCCACTATATCCTGTCCATCCGTGAGGTCGGATATCGTCATCTGGCCTACCTTTGGAACGGTAACCTGCTTTGCGCCCTTTTCCAAATTAAAGGCTTCAATCAACGCCATAGCAGGAGCATTATGTTCCTCCGTATAGCGACTAGCAGCAATAATAATACGCTGCGCGTTTTCAAGATTCCCAGTCGTTGCTGTTTGAGCCATCGCTGTCTCCTCTGCTTTAGCTTAGTCCAGCCGCCTTCCTGGCCGCTGCAATAGCCTGTGTGGATCTATCTCCGCCATTATACCTATCAAGCCAACCATTGTCATTTGGAGCAACGTCCGGCGACCCTTGAGAATTGTCAAACGATTGCGGTGGAGCCTGAGCCTGACGTAGCTTGGCAAGTTCAGCATCTACGCTACGGCGTTCAGATATGTTCTTAGCCAGTGCTTCCATAATCTCCGGGCTTTCTGCCTGCCTAAGCGTAGGCAAATCTACCATGTTTAATTTGTATTTCTGGGCGAAATGCTCCGCAGCGGCAGTTTTACCGGCTAGGTGTTTTCCGTACTCGTCGGCCTTTTTCATTAAGTCTGCCTGGGCCTGACGGCTTTGTGCGTACTGTTGGGCAGCCTGTTGGGCCTGCTCAGGCAAATATCCCTGATCCTCCAGACCCTTTTGATACCTGTCACTTTCCTGCTGTAGTTCCGCTCTCACACGAAGCTGCTCATATTCTGCTGCCTGACGCTGCAATTGTTGTAGCTCCGCAGGAGACGGACCGCTTTGGGGTGTAGGTTCAGGTGCAGACGGAGGTGTAGCCGTAGGAACAGTTTCAGCAGAAGGCGCAGCCGGAGGTGCAGCTTCAGTAGTCCCTGTAGTCTCACTAACCTCAGTAGTCTCACTAGTCTCGACAGTAGAATCAACCGGAGCTTGCTCATCTGTAGGCGCAGGAGTACTCTCCTCACCTACACTCCAGTCCTGTGCCGGACTCTCCGTCTCGGGCAATGTTGCCTGTGCTGGTTCCCTATTTTCGTTTACCATACCTTCCTCCTATTGACTTGTTCTTCCATATAGCCGATTCCACAAACCTGCGTTTTCTCGATGTACGGGTTTGAGCTTAAACCACTTTACACCAATACGGTCTAATTCAGGGCTGCTACTTCTGATTTGATGCCTATGTATTTTAAACTGTGCTTTCAAAATCCTTATAGAATTTCTAACCCTGGCATCTGGAGACCTCTCTAGATTTTCTTTATCAGACTGACCGGACCTATTATACAAACTCCATAACCCGGCTACATCTAAATTACTGTATGCCGACTGTAACTGGCTTACAGCTTCGGGTAGGTCTTTGTCGAACCAGCCTGCTTTTTCCATTAAATCTTTAGCATCATAATATTCTGTAATAAGTGGATTAGCGGGGAATGAATACCTATCTATATAATCATCAATATATTCCTCTAGCTCTTCGTCTCCCCAACTCGCTTTTTCTTCTTTCCACAACTGCTCTTCTTTATCATAGTCTAGATTTCCATACTCGTCCTTGGCTTCATCCTTTATTGCATAATAACGGCTAACAACCCATTTCTTTGGTTCTTTCTCCCTATCTGGTTCTTTATCACGTTCCTCGGCATAATCAGGATGTTTCTTTATTAGATCGCTCTCTACCTGCATTTTTGCCTGACGGTATTTTGCCTGTATTATTTTTAATTCTTCTTTAAATTTCTGTGGATCATTCGCACTTTTAGAATTAGGATCACTAAGCCTGGGCATATGATTGTCTAATAGTTGGGTTTGTTCACCAATTCTCGTCTCAGTTATTTTGGATTGTTTTTCTAATTTTTCAGCCCATACGGTATCTGGTTTACTAAGAGTTACTAAATCAAGTTGTTCCTGAAGTTCCTTATTAGCAGGATCTTGCTCGATAATTAATTTTTTGTAGGGATCATCCTTTATTTGGTCCCATTCTGTATGGACTACCCCTGGATAATCTTTTTGCTCCCCTTTGCCGAATGTATTAACTACCATAGAGTTTTTGATTGTTATATTTCTAAATTCGGGATTAGCCCTAAATCCACTAAACTCTGATGCACCCCTAGTTACCCGTTCAATAGGAGTTCCTCCCTCAAATGCTACTGAAGAAACCCATATAGGCATGAATCTTTTAGCAACAGTTTCTGTAAATTGCAGTTTCCCATCAGTGGTAGGATCGCCAATGTAATCTTTACCTGTCAATAGATCCCATGAAAGTGAAACCCCTGGGCTAGAGGTTCCACGAGCAAATTTAATAATAGGATTCTTCATATATTCCAAGTCAAGCCAAGGTAATTTTACAAGATCTTTTGGATTAGTAGCAGATCTAGATAAAAGGCTTATAACACTACGTATCTTAGTACCAGGACCTACTTTTTGACCTGCTATATCCCATGTGAAGAAATTAGGATTCGTCTTCCACTTTCCATTCTTATATATGATAGGCAAAAGATGCTCAGCAGCTTCTTCTGGACTTTCCCCTCTTGCTAATGAAAATGACACAGCTAAAACCGAAATAGCACCAATCATACGAGCCATTCCTTCACGTGCTAATTTCCCAGATAAGGAATCTCCAAAATGAACCATGTCAAATAAATATGCCGCAATTGCTCGGTTATACATGGGCGCAAGAGTAATAATTGTCTCAGATTGTCGTACTGATTTACTAACTCCTAAACGAGAACTTGAGGTTACTCCTCTGATTTTATTAACATGCTGTGCTATCTCTGACCTTCTAGCTGGAGTGGTCCCATACTTATCTAAAGCCTTTAATAACTCTACGCCAGCTACGTCCATAGCTCCCTCATAACCACGGGCAAATGGACGGATAATTGTTCCTGCTACCTTGCCATATGTTCTTGGAACCATAAGAGCCGCCGTCTTCAATGCAGATTCGCCTTCTGGTAATATAGAAATATCCTTTCTAAGAAAACCTCCTTTTGCTGTTGCTTCTGTTACCTCATAGGAAGTATATTTAACCCCAGGATACTTTCTCAGAAATTCCAGATTTTCTTCCCGGTCAAAGTAGCGTTGTATATATTGACGATCTATTAGGGTGCGTGCAAATCCATACATGGATTTTCCCCAAGCACCAGGTCGTCCTGCTAGAGTGAGTAACTGTATCATTATAGGAGAAATATCTCCGCCCAGCATATAGAAACGCATAACAGCCAAAGACTTTGTTACGTTAGAAGAAAACCAATGTTCTTTAAACGCGGGAGAGAGTTCTGATGTAATACGTTCAGCTATTTCTTTGGCATTTGGGCCTGTCAAAATCTTGCCTGCAAAAGGAGGCAGTCGTACTTCGCCTTCAGGCCGGATTCCCTCTGCTTTCGTCCCTAATTTAACACGAGCTGCTTTTCTCCGTTCTAATGCCACTAATTTATTTATCTCTGCAACTTCTCTATGAATATCTGCAATTAGACCACCCTCAAAACGAGGTGCCTTTCCAGGCTGCATAACCCTTGTACCTCTAATTGCATCTAGTAGCTCATCCAAATCACCAATCGCTTCACGGCGAAGTTCTTTGGGAACATTATGAGGTAGTGTAGTAGGCTCTCCTATAGCCCATCGACTCTTTAGCCATCCCCAATACTGCCTCTTTTTTGAAAGATCTGCTAACAGAGATTGATTATCAGGATCTAATGCAAGCTGTCTCAGTTTTTGTTCTAAAGCTGAATCATTAGGATCTAGACCAAGCCGTTCTATTGTTTCATCAACTGTTTTCTTTGCATTACGAATAACTCCAGGATTAGGTACTTCAAAAACTCGTTCAGGTTCAGATACCACCTTGGCTGCTTTCAATACATCTTCAACACGAATCCTAGTAGGTTCACGAATTCTACCTTGCAATTGAGGGAATAGACGTTCAATAGAATTTACAGTTCCTGTAGGTAAACTCTCGCCACGTTTAGCTCGATTAAGAGCCATTACTGCCCGTTTAGCACGAGCCAGTTTTTGTTCTGTGGCTAATTTATCTACTTTTAGTCCTTCTGGTATACCTTTTGTTCTCCAAGTAACTCGGTCTAGTAACCAGTTAGATGTACGCTGATCTATTACTCTGTGATATGCACCTTGAATATTTAGAAAAAGAACTTCGTCATCAGGAAGATAGCGATACCCTGCTGCAATCGCTTCTTCAGCAGTTTCAAAAATCCTTTCTTTTTCTTGAGAAAGTTTTCCTCCAAAACCCTTTCTAATATATCCTATATTCAAAACCTCAGAATCTGAAGTTACTAATGCCCATACTTTCCGCCCTGCATATTGGCCTCCCTCATCAAAGGTAAGTTCTTTTATATCGATACCGTTATTTTTAAGATATTCCAATTTTGTCTTTTCTAAATCATTGGCAATACGAACCCACTCTTTCATTTTAGGAGTAAGTTTCCCCGCATATCTTCGGGGCCATGTACGAATCGTATTAACCGTAAGACCTTGTAGAGGTCCTTTTGAAATTAATCCTTCTGGATTCAACTTGCCAAAAATATCCTCTAGTGTTCCAAGTGCCTTTAATTGCCTCATAGCAGTCTTAGTTCTGGTATCTACCAAATCTCGCAATACATCCCTAGTACGAAAAGATATATCTATTTCATCTTTGGGAACTGCACTAGGATTGAATAGTCCCTGAATATTTCTGATTACAGGCTTATTAGCTAATGTTCTCCATACATTAGGATTTATCATAATCTTAGAAGTCTCTTCAAAATCAGGTAGATCATCCATAATGGCCCTACTTCTTGTAGGTACAGTACCAAAAATATCTTCCACGGCAGTTGGTACTTCAGCAGGACCAGGGGCAGGCACAGCTTCATCAGCAGCCCGCACGGCGGGGGCGGTAGGAACATCAGCAGCCCGTGCGGTGAGAGCCTCAAAATATTCGTCTTCACCATATTTGCGTATAAGTTCTGTTTCATAAGCATCAACAGCATTTTGAGATTGCCGATATGATGCGGAGATGCGTTCTGTCCTAGGTGTTTCTTCTATAATATCTTGGAATATAGCCCGGGCCTGTTCAGCAAGTGGATGATTATTAGGTACCTCTAAAATACTTAATTGATCTGCCAGCTTCGCTTGCTCAACGGAACTCTTTGATCGGTTATATCGTTTCCAAGCCAATTTGTTATATATGTCACCTATGATATTCTCCGCTTCTTTACTCCCTAATCTAACCCCTGGATGAAGATAAGAGGTACGACTCCATGATTCTGAGACATCTTTGATTGCCTCACTAATATCTTCCTTTGTAGCAGGCCCCTTTAACGTAGACGATTTTAATTTCCCTATTGCCGCTTTAAGATACGCGGCGTCGTCTACCTCCCCAATAGCGTCACGAGCTTTATATAAATTCTCTAATTTCTGAAACTCCTGATCTGTAAGTACCCCTCGTGGCACGTCGAATTGCGTGAATGACTCATCAGAACCTGTGTATGTCCTGAGTGTGGGCACAGCTTCATCAGCAGCCCGTGTGGCGGGGGTGATGGGGGCATCAGCGACCTGTTTAGCAGCTATGGGGGCTGCTTGCTTAGTAACTCGTGCGGCGACAGGAGCAGCAGTTCTAGCAGCAGTTCTAGCAGCAGCCGTAGCGGCAACCTTTGTAAGTCCACCGTATAAGCCAAGCCAAGGTACAAGCTCAACAGGATCAGTAGCAATTTCTATGGGCAAAGACTGCCACAACGGTATTTCCCCAGATGCTTTTGCCTGCTGATATGCAGCTTGCATGGAAGCTATCTTTCCATGTCCCTGCATCTCTAACTCCGATTGCCTACGTCTTAGACCAGGCTCAAAGGCCCAATTAACTGCTGCTGGAATAGGCTCAATTATATCTCCCCAAGTTTGCGCTGCTTTAAACATTTCTTGGCCTGGGAGTGTGCCTATTGGAGTTTGGGGTTCTTCTGTAATTTGACCCAGTGTAATAGGAGCTACGGTTTCTTTTAGATATTTCCTAAAACC